ACAGAAAATAATAGATATGTTTCCATTATCTAAACTGTATAACTTTGATGCCAACAGAGTGGCGCTGTTCATAACTCCTGCTTACGGAGGAGGAGGAGTACACAAAGATGGTCCCGTCCTAAAAAAAGGCAGAGCGGGTCCACATAATATAAGTTTCAACATACCTATCAAGATATCTGATGATAAATGTGTTACAAAATGGTACGATGATCAAACCTTTGAAAAAGAAAAAATACAGCACAGTAGATATTCTCGTAATGTATTTTTAGATTTTACCAATACTGATAAATTTGAGGCAAAGGCACAAACCATAATGGATGCCAATAATGTTCTTTTCATGACCACTGAACAATGGCATAGTTTTTATAACAATAGTAGACACACAAGGATAGTTTTAACACTTAGATTGGCTAAACAAGAAAGAATAAATCATTCTTTTGTTTCGATGGCGAATAACTTAATAGATAACAACTACCTGGTAAATTAATACAAACGATTATAATCAGTTGATCTATTTAAAAATCTAATGTATAATAAACGATTAACAAAGGAGACATATATGTCAGGTAAAAATTTTAATGACGCAGAAAAACAAAAAATAATACAAATCATAAGAGAAGGTTCTCAGGTGCTGGGAGAGATTGATGATCTCAAAGGCGGATTGAGGGACACAGTCAAAGCCATAGCAGAAGAATTAGAAATCAAACCAGGATTAATCAATAAGGCAATTACCATTGCACACAAAGATTCTTACAAAACTGTGACAGATGATATGGACATGGTTGATTCTATATTAGCGGCCGCTGGAAAAATCTAGTGTATGGTGATATCAAAAAATTCTGGATAAAAAGTTATCAATCAGATAATGTAGCCTTTTACTTTGAATTAATAAGTTTTATTTTCACTGTTGGAGCAAGTTTAACTTTGGCGATAACAGCCTCTGATCCTGATCTGACCATAGTGTACCCAGGATTCTTCATAGGGGCGGTCACACAATGTTACGCATCGTTCAGGAGAGGTGCGGCGTTCGTCATGATGATCACAGGATATTTTTCGATCATAAACATATATGGGTTTGGTGTTGCAAGTTATTGGTGGTAAAAAATGAGTTATATTGATGCATATTACAAGAGAGATCAAGACAAAGTTTTTGTTGTCGAAAGAAACAAAAATGGAGAAAGAAAATTTGTAGAATATGATGCCAGATACGTATTTTATTATCCCGATAACAAAGGAAAACACAGAAGCATATTTGGTGAACCTTTACAAAAAGTTCAATCCAACACATATAGCAATTTCATAAAAGAACAACGTATAAGATCAAATAAAAAACTTTATGAGCAGGATATTAATCCTGTGTTCCGTTGTCTCGAAGAGAATTATCTAGGCAAAGATGCTCCCAATCTAAATGTAGTATTTTTTGATATTGAGGTAGACTTTGATCCTGAACGAGGATATTCTACCACGGATGATCCATTTATGCCTATAACAGCAATTACTTGTTATTTGAATTGGACCGATCAATTAGTCACTTTTGCTGTACCACCTAAAAAATTGGGTTTTGAAAATGCCAAATTACAAGTAGAACGTTTCAGCAACGTGATGTTGTTTGAAAAAGAAAAAGATATGCTTGATGCTTTTTTAACATTGATCGAAGAAGCAGATATATTATCAGGATGGAACTCGGAGGGATACGATATACCCTATACCGTGGGCAGAATACAAAAAGTGTTAAGTTCCGATGACACAAGGCGTTTATGTTTTTGGGGTGAGAAACCCAGAAAAAGAACCTTTGAAAAATATGGCAGAGAACAGGTCAGTTACGACTTAATTGGAAGAGTACATTTAGATTTACTTGAACTATATAGAAAATACACTTATGAGGAAAGACATTCGTATAGATTAGATGCCATAGGCGAGCATGAACTAGGCGAAAGAAAAACTGTGTACGAAGGATCACTAGATGCTCTGTATAATAACGATTTTGGATTGTTCATAGAATATAACAGGCAAGACACGGCACTTTTGGCCAAACTTGAGAAAAAACTTAAATTTATAGAACTGGCGAATGAGATCGCACACCAAAACACTGTTTTACTTCAAACAACAATGGGTGCAGTTGCAGTAACTGAACAGGCTATTGTGAATGAAGCACATCGAAGAGGAATGATTGTTCCGGGTAGAGTCAAAAGACAAGAAGGAGAGTCGACCCAGGCCGCAGGAGCATATGTGGCAACACCTAAAAAAGGATTGCATGATTGGATAGGAAGTTGTGATATAAACAGTCTATATCCTAGCGTGATTCGTGCATTGAACATGGGACCTGAATCTATTGTGGGACAAATACGTCCAATTATAACATCAGCAGAAATTAACAGAGCAATACATCAGAAGAAATCATTCGCATCGGCATGGGATAATCAATTTGGTTCGTGGGAGTATCAAGCAGTAATGAAACAAGATCGTGGTGTAGAAATTACAGTGGACTGGGAAGACGACACATCAGTCAAAATGTCCGCGGCACAATTATACGAAATAATTTTTAATAGTAATAATCAATGGATGCTGTCTGCCAATGGTACGATTTTTACATACGAGTTTGAAGCCATCATTCCAGGACTATTGAAACGTTGGTATGCTGAAAGAAAAGAGATGCAACGCAAAATGCACGATGCCGGAGACAACGATATTGAACGAGAATTTTGGGACAAAAGACAACTGGTTAAAAAAATTAACTTGAACAGTTTGTATGGTGCAATCTTAAATCCAGGTTGTAGGTTCTTTGACATACGTATCGGACAATCGGTGACACTGACAGGCAGATGTATCACAAAACACATGGCGGCAAAAACTAATGAAATTATAACGGGCGAGTATGATCACAAAGGAGATTCTGTCATATATGGTGATACAGATTCTGTGTATTTTTCTGCTTATAAGCCATTACAGAAAGAAATAACAGCAGGACAAATCCCATGGGAAAAAGAAAACGTTATTGCTTTATATGATAAAATATCATCTGAGGTGAATTCATCTTTTGCTGGATTCATGACCAAAGCATTTCATTGTCCAAAAAGCAGAGGAGAAGTCATAGCGGCAGGACGAGAACTTGTTGCGAGCAAAGGACTTTTTATCACAAAGAAAAGATATGCAGTTCTATATTTCGATAAAGAAGGACAAAGAACAGATACCGAAGGTAGCATGGGTAAAATGAAGGCAATGGGTCTTGATCTAAAAAGATCAGACACACCTGTATTTGTACAAGATTTTTTGAGTGAATTGTTGATGATGGTATTAACAAATAAAACCGAAGAAGATGTTCTCAAAAGAATATCAGAATTTAGGGCTGAATTCAAATCAAGACCCGGTTGGGAAAAGGGTTCCCCAAAAAGAGCCAATAAGATAACAGAATATCTCGGAAAAGAAAACAAACAAGGTCGTGCCAATATGCCAGGTCATGTTCGTGCCAGCATCAACTGGAATAAATGTAGAGAACTATACGGAGACAAATATTCTATGCCTATCACGGATGGTGCAAAAGTAATTGTATGTAAATTAAAAAACAATCCATTAGATTATACTTCCATAGCATATCCAGTGGACGAGTTACGTATTCCAAAATGGTTCCAAGAATTACCATTTGATTCTGAAGCGATGGAATCTACCATCGTTGATCAAAAAATAGATAATCTAATAGGAGTATTAAATTGGGACGTACAATCGACAGAAACAACCAATACGTTTAACAAACTTTTTGAATTTTAGTAAATAACATATATGTTAAGCATCGAAGAAATTAAATTACTCATAGAAAAACTTAAAAAAATAAAAGGTACAGATTTCCAAAAAATACTTGATGATAATTTATCAATATTGGAAAACCTGGCCGAATCTGTCGACATCAATAATCAACAGGAAATAAATCGACTAGACAAAACCAAAGAATGGTATGCTAAAGATTTAGATTTCACATATGAAAGAAAAGATCAGTTTGATGAAATGTTAACTAAAAAAGTCGAAGATAAGATCAAGATGTTTGCAAAAACTGGTGCTCAATCTATTCTTTATAATAGTTTAGAAATAGGCCCGGGATATGGAAGATTCAGTAGATTTTTCTTACCATGGAGATTAAATTATTATCTAGATCTGCTACCGCATTGTCAAGAAAAAATAAAAGCACTTTTTAAACCACAACAACACAAACTGATAAAATTTTATACAACCAACAGAACTAGTTGTCCAGAAATTGACGACAACGCAGTAAATTTTGTCTTCAGTTGGAACACATTTACTTTTTTTACTCAAGAACATATAAAAGAATATCTAACAGACATCAATAGAGTATTGTTACCAGGCGGATATGGATTTATACACTATGCAGATTGTCATTACGATTTCGATCTTCATGAAGCAAAACGTGGATACTGGAATTATAATACCAAAACATCAATGAAAGAGATCACAGAAAGTTGTGGATATGAAGTAATTGAAATGGATCAATTTCGTCCTGGTGCCAACTATATAATTTTCAAAAAACCTGGTAATAAAAATCCAGTATTATATAGTGCTTTAGAATTACCTGTAGAAAAATAAATTAAACATTTGACTTTAATCTAAATAATCTATATAATAGTTTTATTATGATAGATATCTTAAAAGACATAGTCAAACACACACACGGTTTAGGCTTTCTAGACCTTGTTAAAATTACAGGCAACGAATCTGAAACAACAATAGATTCCATGGCTGAAGACAGATCAGTGATCTTGCAAGGATCTTTTCACAAACCACAAGCAGAAATGACGGGTACTTTTGGTATGCCCCAGTTGAACAAACTGGACATACACTTGAAGTGTCCTGAGTATAAAGACAAAGCAAACATCACTGTAATCACAGGTACTAGAAATGGTGCAGAAACTCCTACAGGTATTCATTTTGAAAATGAAAAAGGAGATTTTAAAAATGATTACAGATTTATGAATGCTGAAATTATCAACGAAAAACTTAAAACTGTAAAATTTAAAGGTGTTAAGTGGAATGTTGAAATTGAGCCTACTGTGGCCAGTGTACAAAGATTTAACTTCCAGGCAACTGCAAATACAGAACACAATACATTTGTTGTGAGAACCGAAGATGGAAAACTTATTTTCACTTTTGGTGATCAAGCATCACACGGTGGAGAATTTGTATTCGCTGATAATGTATCAGGTAGTCTTAACAAAGGGTGGAGTTGGCCGGTGGCACAGGTATTACAGATATTGAAATTATCAGATTCGGCAAAAGTCACTTTACACTTCTCTAATGAGGGTGCGATGCAGGTCACTGTTGACTCTGGACTTGGAAAATATCAATACATCATACCAGCACAGGCACAATAATGACTGAACAAAATAACAGGCAGGAACATTTAGGGGAATTGAGTCGAGACTTCGCAGTGTTCTTGCCTGCTATATCAAATTTTTATAATACCTTTATTAGCAAACAAAGAGTCACAGAAGGTACACATATTCCCAAAGAAAGAATACCTGCTGGATTTGAAAATGGTGTGGAAGGACTAAACTTTATAAATCCAGAAAAAGGTATGTTCACTTATCCTACAGCATTATACTCGGCGGGTCATGCTTGTCTAGACATGGACAAAGTGGGAGATCGAGATCATATGTTTGTAAACAGAGATCGTAAATTCAGCACCATAGTGGGAGATTCGGGTGGATATCAAATTGGTCGAGGCGTGATACAATTTGATTGGAAAGATTTTGAAGGTAACAAGGCCAACAAAGTTAGAAGTGATATATTAAATTGGTTAGAACTCACATCAGACTGGGCAATGACTTTGGATGTTCCAACTTGGGCGGCAGATGATTTAAATTCACCTAAAACAGGATTAAAAAGTTTTCGAGATACACTAGACGGAACAATCTATAATAACAATTTTTTTCAAAAGAACAGATTGGGTCAAACTAAATTTTTAAATGTACTACAAGGCGACGACTGGGAAACAGCACAAACTTGGTACGATGCCGTAAAAGATTTTGAATTCGAAGGATGGGCAATGGGCGGTATCAATATGTGTGATATGGAAGTCATGTTGAAGCGTTTGATCATAATGAGAGATGAGAAAAAACTGGACGGTAAAGACTGGATGCACGTACTGGGTACATCGCAACTGGATTGGGCTTGTTATCTAACACAAATACAAAGACAAGTTAGAAAATATATTAATCCTAATTTTACAATAAGTTTTGATTCAGCATCCGCTTTCTTATCAACAGCGAATGGATTAGTTTACACTCATAATGTGTTCACACCATCTAGATGGTCATTTATAATGGACAAGGCACCGGATGATAAAAGATTAAAGAATTCAAAAATACCTTTTCCTTTCCAAAGTGCTATTGGTAATAGACTTACCATGGGAGATGTCTGTTGGTACGGAGAGGGAGATCTAAATAAAAACAACAAAGAAGGTAAAACTTCGTGGGACTCTTTTTCATATGTATTAATGATGGCTCACAATGTGTATAATCAAATTAGAGCAGTACAGGTTGCCAACGACATGAACGATATAGAAAGTGTCGTGCATAGACCAGAAGTAAAACACTGGCGTAAAACCAAAGCATCAGATACCACAGACGAGCATAGTGTTTATGTTCCTAGAAATATATTATATTTCAATACATTTGTTGAAGAAGTATTCACCAGCGAAAAACCAATGGAATTAATAGAAAATGCGAGAAGTTATCTTGCAGATATAAGAGGAACAAGATGGGCAAGAGCCACAGGTGGTGGTAAAGGTAAAAACAATTTTAGTTCATTATTTGAATAGGAGGAAACATGGCAAAAAAAAGTAAAAAAATAAAAAAACTTCAAGATCATCATTCTTATCTAGATCGAAAGGTAAAAGAACTTACCGAAGAAAGAAAAAAAGATCGTAGTGATGAAAGCAAAACATTATTAATGAGATTAAAAAAAACCAAACTTGCTTTAAAAGATGCCATCACGAGGGCCTCAAGAGCATTGACAAATTAGTCATACAGTAATATAATATAAAGATGCAAAGAGATTATAAAAATGGACAAAGTGAGAGTGTAGGTATTTTTTCAGGTATCGAAATAGAACACACACAGGCCTATGGTTTACAAACATTATTTTTAGCACGTAATGATCTCTCATACGACGAGATCAAGACATACGCAGAAAAAGTAAATGCCAAAGCAATTTACTATGGAGCAAATAGAACATATATGCACAATCATGGAATGCAACTAGCACAGATGAAACGATTAATCGATGACGGTTATTTTGTGACAGTTGATTATCCTCATGATATCCACAAAGAAGTAAAAGAAAAATTTAAGATATTGTGGAACAACGAAAAGTTTATTCCTTTTTGTTCAATAATATTTCCAAATTCCGAAGATGATGATCAACTTTGCATCAAAGTCGATGATGTTGACTTTAATAAGACCAATCCTGGAGTCTGGAGCATGAGCATGAATCATTTTAAACAGACCGCAGGATTTACGTCATGGAACGAATACAAACAAGATGAACCAATAGAGGAGAACAAATGGATACTGAGCACCAACATGATCAAGCACTAAAAGAACAGGCCAACAAGGCTAGTAAAATGATATGGGTAACCTTTCAAAAAGAAGGTATGCACAAATACCCAGCGGCACTTACTGATCCCAAATTAGCAACAGGTGACGAATATGATGTCAGTTTTCTAGGACATCCACATAGACACATATTTCATTTCAAAGTAGCCATAGAGGTGTTCCATGATGACAGGGATATAGAATTCATACAGTTCAAGAGATGGTTGTTGAACTTGTACAAGGAAGGCACATTACAGAACGACTTTAAGAGTTGTGAGATGATGAGCGATGATTTATATGTAGAAATAGCAAAGAAATATCCAGGAAGACGTATCGAAATAGACGTGTCAGAAGATGGAGAGAATGGATCACATGCAGTCTATGACAAGTAAGCACACAAAAGTTTTGATTATAGGTTCTGGTCCTGCAGGATACACTGCGGCAATATATGCCTCTAGAGCAATGTTAAAACCAATTTTAGTACAAGGCACTCAACCCGGTGGACAATTGACTATAACCACAGATGTTGAAAACTATCCGGGTTTCGGAGACGTTATACAAGGACCATGGTTAATGGAACAAATGGAAAAACAAGCACGTGCAGTTGGAACAGATATTATTTTCGATATGATCAATAAGGTAGATTTCAGTAAAAAACCTTTCGAAGCAGTGGGAGATAGTGGAACAATTTATACGGCAGATTCTGTGATCATATCAACAGGTGCTCAAGCGAGATGGTTGGGTTTAGAAAAAGAAAAAAAATTTTCGGGTTTTGGTGTAAGTGCCTGTGCCACGTGTGATGGATTCTTTTTCAAGGATAAAGAAGTTGCTGTTGTTGGTGGAGGAAATAGTGCAGTTGAAGAAGCATTGTACCTATCACACATAGCCAGCAAGGTGCATCTGATACATCGAAGAGATAGCCTAAGAGCAGAAAAAATAGCACAAGATAGATTGTTTGCAAATGAAAAAATTAATGTGGTATGGAACTCTAGAGTTAAGGACATCATAGGAACGGATGATCCTATAAATGTCAC